CGTGCCCCCTGAACGATCCTTCGATGTGAACACGAGATGATGCGGCAACCCATCACGCAACGACGGAGCGCCCAACGTCGCAGACGGACGACTGCCACCCTGCACGATGATGAGCTGACCGGAGATATCCATGCGGAAGATGTGCACGCCGGTGCCACAGTTGATGACGAACTCGGTCGCCACGTCGGCACCCGGTGCCCACTGAATCCACATCGACAACGTGTGATTCGTCGGTGACGTCTTGAAACCTGCGCCAGTTGACCACAGGCCACCGTTGACGCCGCCAATGTTGAAGCTCGGTCCGCCACCGGGACGGAGCGCAGGCCCGAACGTCGCCGGATACACCTGCGTCGCCGTCGTGTTGCCCGAGATGTCGGTGAGCACTCCGCCGCTGACGTAGCTGTGATCGGCGATGGTGCCGTAGCTTGACACCGCTTCGGCCACCACGTCAATCGACATGCCCGCCTCGGCAAGCCACGCCAAAGCATCGACACACTGAATCTCGACGGTCGCATCGACGCGACCCTCTGCGTAATCCTGCGGCCAGCCGGTGACCCAGCCGGTGAAGATCGTGTAGCTCGTCGCCGACCAGACGGCACGCACACGGATCTGCTTGCGTGCACGCAGGTTGCCGAAATACGGGCCAGCAGCGTAGAGCGGATCGAAGCGACGGTCACGGTTCGACAACGTGAGCGACATCGTGCCATGCGGGAAGTACGTACCTTCGCGGGTGCGCCCGCGTCGTGTCGTGATCTGCGGATTCGCCAACACGTACGACGAGATGTCCACCCACGTCGGGGCCGTCTCAAGCGGCGTGTTCGTCGGTGCGAACTCGACGATGAGATCCGGCAGGTACGAGAGTAGAGCTGGCATGGCATCCCCTTACAGCGTTGCGGAACCGTTGCGCCGTAGCTCCTTGTTCAACATGTCGATCAACTGGCGGGGATCCGTCACCCCGTAGGCGTTCAGCGTGATGATCGGCGCAGCGCCACCGCCGCCACCGAGCGCTCGAGCGCCTGGCATTTGCGACAACGGCACGACCGCCTCGGGCCCGGCCTCACCGATCATGGCGAGCGTGGCACGGGTGACGACACCGCCGTCAGCGGCGACACCGACCTTGCCGCTCTTGTTGCCACCGCTGCCGCTACCGCTACCGGATGAACCGGAGAACTGCCCGACGCCCGCCTGAACGGTCGCCGTGCGAGTGCGAGCGAGAGCATTCAACAACCGTTCGGCCTCATCGAGCTTGCCCTGGTCGATCAGCGCCAGGATCTCGGTCTGCTTCGACGGTGGCACACCTTGCACCGATTCAAGGTAATCGAGCATCTTGCCTTTGATGTCGATGAGCGCTTGCGACTGTGCGTCTGTGTCGCCCTTGGCGTCGACCATTGCCTGACCGAACTCGTCGACCGCCTGCTTGTAATCGAGCGCCGCCTGCTCTTGGTCAAGTTCGCCACGCAGGCGACCGATGCCGTCGGTCAGTTCGTCAATCTGCGTGCCGGTATGGTCCGCTGCTTCCTCAAGCTCGGCCAAGTGACCAGCACCGACCGTCAACTCTTGCGCCATCTTGCGAGTCTGCGTCGTCGACGCCTTCATGATCGCCGTCAACTCGTTCAGACGATCCTGCGACATTTGCATGGCCGAACCGTTGAACGCTGCGTCGAGCCCGTCGACAACTTCGTTTGTGACATCGGTGACCTTGCCGACCAATTCGGCAACCTTGCCAACACCATCGGCCAGGAACTCGATGACCGGGGCAAGCTCTGCGACCAGCGACCCGACAGCGAGCGTGATCTCCTCGAAGGCGTCCTTGAGCGCATCTTGCGCCAGCGCCATCTCTCGCGCCTTCTTCGCCTCCTCAGCGGTGACGACCTGGCCATCTTCGACCTTGCCGAGATAGCCCTCAAGTTCCTCGCGGGTCTTGCCAATGAGCGGGGCGAGCGTGCCGTAGCTCTTACCCAGCAACTCCTTAGCGAGCCGCGAGCGTTCTGTCAGGTTCGTCTCTCGCGCCAACACGTCGAACGTGTCGAGGATGATCCCGTTAGCGTCGCGCGCCTCGCCTGCAGCGTTGCGCGTGTCGATCCCGTACTTGTCCCACTTGGCAGCGTCGATCGTCGTGGCAACCTTGCCAAGCCCAGCCGCCACATCGTCGGCAGTCAGACCGAAGTCATCACCGATAGCGATCCAGCGCGAAGCATCCTCGGTTGAGACGCCGATCTTCTTGCCAGCATCCTCGGCGGCGAGCGCCGTCTGCTCAAAGGCGGCAACCGCCTTGACGCCGAAAGCGACAAGGGCAGCGCCAGCGGCCACGCCGAACTGCGCAGCGTGTTGCTTGACGTAATCCATGCCGCCGCTAACGGCCACCTTGAACTTGCCTGATGCGCCCTCGGCGTCACGGATCGACTTGGTGAGATCCTTGAGCGAGATCTTGGCCTTGTCGACAACGACGTCGATAACCATCGTCAGCTTATTCGCCATGACTCACCCCATCCCACTCATCGACCTAGGCGAAGAAACTGCGCAGCCCTTTCGCTAATTCGCGATCGGCTATCTCGGGCGCGATGCGGTTGACCTCTGCGACGACACGCGACGCCGTGCCTTTGCCCTTGGTGTACCCGTTCCACTGCCGAGCCCTACGGGCGCGCACGGCCCGCACCTTGCCCGACTTCGTGCGGCGGGTTGTGCCGTCGCTTGACACGCCAGGACCGGAGATGCCAGAGGCGTTGCCCTGGTTGCGTCCGGATTCGGCCACGGTCCACGGGCCCGCAGCGGACTTGGTAGGCGACAAGATGAGCGCACCGCTTGGCAACGTACGAGCGTTCAAGGTGTTCAACATCGGCTTCCACCCCGAGAACTTGGCATCGCCACCAAGATCAGCAGACGCCTCAGCGACAGCCACCCGACGCCAAGCCGTCGCAATCTGAGCGTTGATCTCCTTGCGAACATCCTGCTCCATATGCGACTGAAACTTAGCCAACTTGGCAGCGCCGTCCAGCAACGACATCCCGCCAGCCATCGCAATCAGCTCGTGAGCGGCTGGACGAGACCGGTCGTCGGGAACGTCCATGTCCCCTTCGACGCCAACTCGCCGACCGAACCGCCAACGACCTTGCCGCCGAGATTCAGGAACCGCAGCACATAGCTCGCATTCGACGTGCCGCGCACAGCTCCGGTCGGCTTGATGTCCATGTAGAGCGTCGAGGTCGAGCCGATGCCCAACGTGCCGCCGAGACCGAAGATCGACTCGATCGCAGACGCCGCCTGGTCGTCGTTCATCGTGAGTTGCACGTTGCCCGACTGCAAGCCGGTGATCTTCTGCTTCCAACCGGCAGACGCCATGTTGGTGTACTCGAGTTCGTCCGCCTCGATCGACAACTCAACGCCCGTCAAATACTGGGAGATGTCAGTCGCTGAGGTGACGGTGCCCGAAGCGGCAACAACGCCGCCGGGGGCGGTGCCGGTCCATGCGGTGCCGACCAAGACGGTTGCGCCAGTGAGTGCGAATACGGCCATGATGGCCTCCTTTGTGCGTGAATCGTGAGAGGGTTAGTTGGTGCCTGCGGCGACAGCGAACGTGACCGACGTGAAACCGGCAATCGTCCAGTTGACACGGATGTGTGTCTCGCCAGTGAGCGCACCAGCGAGCGAAGCGACCTGCCCGCCGACAGCGGTGAACCCGTTCGACGTGATGCGAGTCGTCGGCGTGGTCATGCCGGCGTTGTCGTCGGTCTGCACCGTGAACGTGATCGTGCCAGCACCCGAGACGGACACAACATGGAACGACGCCCACAGCGATTGTGTCGCCGTCGGTGCCGTGAACGTGGTCGCTGTGCCGTTCGCTGTGGTCGTGCGAGCAGCGACGGGATGAATCACCTGTCCACGCACCGTACGCCCGTCTCCGGCCCACAGAGCGGCGAATCCGGCCGCCTCGCCGACGCTGCCCGTGAGCGGTGTACGGGACGTGGTGCGACCAGTGAACAGGTACGCCACGTCAGCGATCGCAGCACCACCGTTGATCGGGGCGAAGGTGACAGCGTTCTGGCCGGTGCCGGTGCCTTGCAAGAACGGGTCTAGGCCCGTGGCCGCATCGAAGTCGGCAAACCCGTCGACCGCCAGCGAATGCATCGCAAGCCCCGGGACCTTCTTGCGCCAGCCGACGCTATCCACCGTCGTCACGTCAAGCACGTCGACGGTTGCCGTATGTTCGACCATCTTGGCGAAGCCGGACAGCACGATGCCGTCGACAAGAAGCAGCATGTTCGTGTTCGTGTAGACAGCCATCAGCGAGACTCCCGAATCATGAGGCGAAAGGTGGCGGCGAGCTCGACCACGCCATCCGCGGTGCGGAACACAGGCGGCGACACCGACGGCAGAAACATGTTGTCAACAGCGCCAGACAACGAAAGCGCAGCACCATCGGTTGCCGTCGGTGCCATCAGCGCGTCGTGCACCGAACCATCGACGCCGGTGGATAGCAGCGTCCCCATCGTGCGTTGCGCACTGACCGGATCCGCTGCAGCGATCCGCACCTCGATCGACATGGCGATACCGGCAAGGCCACGAGCGCCGAACGTCTGCTGATAGCCCACGTAGTCCCCGTCGCGATCACTACCGGGATACACCACGGCGCACGGGTATTGCACAGCGCCAGGATCAAACGCGTACACGTGCAGCCACGGGATGCGAGCCTGCAACTGCGCAGCGAGCGCCTCTCGGATCGCATTCAGGTCAACACTCATGCGATACCCCACGCCATCGCCGAGCGGTGAGGATCAAGCAGCCGGGCAACCACCGGATGTTGACGGACGCGCACCGCACCGAACTCGCCGAACGACGCCACGCCACCCTGCTGACTGCGTGCATCGACGATGTCCTTGCCGAGCAAGAGCACGGCCTGCGTTGCCCATGCGGGGATCGCAGCCCAGCCCCACGTAGCCGTCACCGAGATCGTCGCCTTACCGTCGATCACAGACTCCCAGCAGCCCGACAAGCGACGGACACGCGAGAACGGGACCGTCGCCCCGGTGGCGTCCAAATTGTTGACCGGCTCGAGCTGGTAATCCGTGCCGACAACGAGCGCCGTACCGTTGTCGCTGATCGCTGACACGGCCGTGCAATCGTGAATCCACAAGTACTCGGATTCGGTCGGGACGTAGAGGCGAGCAGACGAGCCCGACGCCAGCGCAACGTTGCGCTGCACGTAGTCGAGCACCGAGAACTCTGCGCCGTCGAGCGCAATCTGAGTGAGCACGTCATCGACAGGCGACAGATTGTTGCGCGTATACGCGGTGAACTGTGCAAGCGAGACGATGGCCACCTAGCGCCCCTTGATCCGCTTCGCCGTCATCGAAGCCGACTCGACTTCGCCAGCCGGATCGGCAACAGCCAGACCGGTGGCGATCAATTGATCGGCCTCATCGTCGGGAACGGTCAACCGCTCGCCGACCGCCGGCCACTCGACACCGTTGCGGGTGCCGCTGACAATCTGAGTCATCACGATACGCATCATCTGCGCCTCCTTTGTATGGTCCCCCGCCCGGCATCGCTGCCGGGCGGGGGGAACGAGCTAAGCCGCTCGTCAAGGCTGAATCAGGCGGCGTTACCGACGAACGCCTTGACCGCTCCAGTCGTGTCGATCAGGTCGCCGTCCGCACGCAAGATGCAGCGGAACGTCACGAGATCGTTCTGGAAAGCGAAGTCGTCGGACCGCTCGAAACGGATGCCGTTGACCATGCGGACGTAGTACTGCGAGATGTCCCCGAACAGCACCGAGCGAGCCGACAACGCAACCGCTGCCACGTTCGGATCGGTGTAGAGGGGCTTCCCGAGCAGCATGTCCGGTGCGCCGACGGTGAGCGCCGGCTGCCACAGGTACTGGTTCGTGGTGTCCTTGAGCTTGCGGACGTTCGCCAGCGTGGCGTCACGCATCAGCCACGCACATGACGGCGAATTGCGGTACGGGCTGATCACGCTGTAGAACAGGTCGATCAGGTTGTCCGCACTGAACGCACCAACGACAGCAGCAGCGCCGGTGACGCCGGTCGTTGCCGCCGTGGCGATGCCGTTCGGCTGCGAGGAACCGGTGCCGGTGATCGCATGCGTGCCAAAGGCGTTGCCGACGGCGCGACCACACTGCATCGCCAGGTAGCCGAGCAGGTCCACGCTGGAGTCGTTGACCAGTTCGTTGCTGACCTGAATGCTCATGGCGTACTTGAACGCGTCGAGCGGAACCTGACCGAACACCGGGTCGGACTCGGTGAGCGACGCAGCTTCAACGATGAGCGCCGCCGTCGAGTGGCTCGTGGTCTTGGGCACCTGAATCTGCTCACCGGTCGTGGTGTTGAGGATCGTCGGCCCAGCCTGCATGATGCCGCTGACCTCGATCAGGTGCGCCACGAGCATCTCGTAGAACGACGCCTTGACCGTGTTGGCACCAGCGCCAGCGGTGAGCTTGGACAGGTCGCGGAACTCAGCCTGCGACAACGCACGAGGAGCAGTCACGTCGAGCGAACGGCGTTCGCCGTTCAGGAACCGGCGCACCTCAACCTCAGCGCCCGAAGGTGCCGGAGCCTGGTCGCGCTTGTCGAGGCCCAGATCCTTGAGCGAGGCTGCGATCTCGGCGTTGCGCTTCTCGGCGTCAACGATCGACTTGATCCGAACGTCGAGAGCGTCGATGTCTGCCATCGCCTTGGAGAATGAAGCATCCTCCTCGGCGGACAGGTCGCGGCCCTCGGTCTCTGCGGCGTCGTTGATCGCCTTGGCAGCTTCCCAGGCGCGAGCGCGCCGTTCGATGAATGTCTTTGCGTCCATGATTGGACTCCTTCACAGGTGTGAACGGGTGGGGGAGTTGGTCTGCGTGGCTCGCGTGGACCGGTGCGCGCCTCAGCGGGCGCGCTGTGCCAGCGCAAGCTGGCGGGCAGCGTGTGAACGGCTGACGTGCTGCGTCGAAGCCTGCTCATCGCTGGGAAGATCGCTCGGCGGTGCCGGAGGTTCCGACATCAGTGAGCGCAGTTCGTTCGCTGCGGCAGCGGTAGCCACATCAGCGAACGGACGATTCAAGTGGACAGCGAGCGAACGCAACGCAACCGCAGCGCCCTCGCCCTCAGTGTCAAGGTACGCCGGGTCCGTGACCGGGCCCGCCTCGTACATCTCTGCGGCCATGATCGTGCGCAGCGGGAAACCCTGCTCCGTGTACGACCACGCATCACCATCAGGCAGCACACGGAACGTGAACGACGAGCCGCGCACGATGCCACCAGCGATCAGCGCTTGCAGGTCGCGTGCATAGCTCGTATCCGGCAACACCACCGTGTAGCGGATACCGAACTGATCCGCCTCAAACGTGGCGTTGCCAGCTTCACGCGTGCCGAGCACCCGGCTCGGATCATGGTTGAAGTAGCTCTTGATGTTGTTGCCACGGGCAAGCGAATCGGTGAACGCCCCGCTGTCGATCTGCTCGACGAAGCCGCCGAGGTTCTGGCTGTAGCGGTTGAACAGCAGCGCATAGCCGGTGATGACATGCGCGCCGTCCGATGCCCGAGACTCAAGCGCCGGCACCTTCCAGAATCGTGTCTCACGATTGGGGATCATGGGGTCATACCTCCTGCGGCGCTAGCCACGGGCACGGGTGGGAGCGTCTCGCGATCCTCAAGATCACGGATCTCGTCCTCGGTGTAGATGCGGTTCCCCGTTTGCGATTCCACTTGAGCAGCGGCGACATACGCAGCCATGCGGCTGGCGAGATCGCTGCGCAACACGACGGCCGGATTCAGCCGAACATACGTCGATGGAGGAAGCGCATCGGAAAGCGCACCATTCCACACCGTGATGTAATGGTTCAGCGTCGACACCATCAGGTCTTGCAGCCGCTGGTCACGATTCGCATACGTCATCGACTTGCTTGATCCACCGGCGCGCCCAACCCAATCGGGTGGAACACCGAGCGCCGAAGCGATCGCAGACTCAGCGTCAGCGATCGTCTCCAAGAACTGCGACTCGTTCGCCGGGACGCTGATCTGCGTGTACTTGACCGAAGCAGGCAACACGGCAGGCTTGCGGCCCGTCGTCGCCTCCTGCCACTTAGCAAGCAACAGCTTTGCGTTGTCAGCCCCGATGTCTTGCTCGGTGGCGAGGATCGCTGACGGGATCGCCCCACGCTCGAAGAAGTCACGGCCGAACTTACGAGCAGCCTTGGCGACTTCCAGCAGACCGGAACCCGAAAGCGGGTCGATGCCACGGACGTTGCCGGGCATCGAGAAGTTGCGACGATGCCAGATGCGATCAGCGGGCACCGATTCGCCATCAAGCGACCACGAGATCGGCAAGCCGAAACCGTTGTCGATCGACTTGAATCGCTCCGGCCACACCCATTCGACCGTCGTTGGATAGCCAGCTGCGTCGCGCCCCAAGATGAGACCGATCTGCTCACCAGCAAGCGCCAGCGACACCGTGCCAGCGAACCGCCATTCGTAATCGGTGAACTGGTTCGACGGCTTCACGATGAACGGGGGATCGTCCAGCTCGACACGAGCAGTGCCCTTGCCACGGAACGTGCGCGGGTCCATTTGCGCCACCATGCCGGCGAGGATCTGGAGCGACCGATGCACGACTGGCATCGACACGGATTCCAGCAGCCCGACGCGACCGAGCGCAGCCTGCCAGTCGCCACCCTTGCCCCACACATCCTGATACGAAACCGAGCGCGCCTCGGAGCGGCGATTGAACAGCGCCATCAGCCGGCCACCTCGGACGCAACGAACGAAACGAGGCCCACGACAGTGAGCGCCACGCCTGCGCCGAACTCAAGCCACAGACCAACACAGGCGGCAATCAGGCCAACCGCAGAGGGGTCGGCAATGGCCCCGACGAGGGAGCGAAGGCGTTGCATCGGATCTCCTCCATCAGTACACGAAGAAAGCAGGGGACGGCGGCTTGATCGGCAACAGCGCACGAGCAACCGTCGCAGCGACAAGCGGCGAAATGGGCACCGTTGCGTTACGGAAGTCCCACGCCCAGCCGTCACCAATGGCACGCTCAGCGGCGTCACCAACGGCAACATCGAGCGGCGACAACTTGCCATCGAACCCTTGATCGGGGCGGCGCAACCGGCCCTCGGTGACGTCGGTGTAGAACCCGCCGCACGCCTGCTTGTACTCCGTCGTGCTCAACTGCTTGAGCACCGTCGGCTCGATACCGGCATCGGCGAACGCGGCCAACACGGGGCCAACCTGCGCCCCTGCAGGGCCAGCACCATTGACGCCGACGACCACGGGGCCGATGCTGCGAACCTTGTCGACCAGGAACGCAGGCAACCAGCCGACACCCTGGCGGTGCGCGATGACTTCGACATACGGGCTTGACATGGTGCCGGCAGCGATTGCTACCGTCGACCACTCGCCATCGCGGGACACGTCGAACGTGAGCACCGTCGGCGACTCCGTAGCGGGCAGATCGGGGCCGACCGTTGCCGCCCACGCTGCCGCGGGCAACTTGACCGGGCGAGCCTCTGAGCCGACTGGCAGTTCGCCGATACCAACCGCCTCACGCGCAAACTCTGCGAGCAGTTCAGGATTACCGCCTGACACAAGCGTGCGGTACTCGTCGTGGAGCGTTTCTTCCTCGATGGCAATCTCACCGTTCGCCTTAATGACACCAAGTGAAGGGTTCGCCTCATACCAGGCGTCAACATCGTCCATCGCCGTTCCGATCGGGTTGCCCCACTCCGCATAGAACAGACGATCCGTGGGATCGTCCTTCCGGCCTCGCGCAATCAGCCCGTGAAGTACAGCGGAGTCGGCCTTCGGTGCAGACGACGAGTAGGTAACCTGCCTGTTCGGCATGGCCCGCATGGTGGGGATCAGCGCCCCCATCGTCTGCGGGTCGATCTTGAATGCCTCATCAAACACAAGCCGCGCGGCGGTCAGCCCTCGGCCGCTGTTGATGCCGCGAGCACGGATCTGTAGTACCGCTGCCGGTCGTGCTGGGATCTTGCGACCAGCGACAAACACGGCAGGCCGCGCCCGCACATTGATTGACTCCTGCCCGTGCGTCTTGGTTGGCTTGCGACACTTGCGCGATAGGTCGGGGCAACCGTCGATCAGTTCGAGCAGGTAGGTGA